TATTTAAACGCCCAGAAGGGATCCGCGTTGTCGTTGTCATCGGCGCCCGCCAGCTCGGAATTGCGCGGGAGCTTGTCGAGCGACCGCTGCCAGAAATCGCGGTCATATTCCGCGGCGGCCAGTTTGTCGGCCAGTTCGTGATGGCCGAGGCCAATCAGGCAGCCGATCGCAGCGTCGGTGGTCGGGCTGCCCAGCGTCTCGATGATGCGGCAGGTGGCGCGGTTGGTCATCTTGGCTCTCCATTCCGTGGGGGGATGCCCCGTTTGCATGCCCCCTTATACTAACGTAGCGTTAGTAAGTCAAGCGATTAAATTTTGCCGCCGGTGCCAGCACGCCGCCGATGAGGCTGATGCCGAACCATGCGAGCGGGCTATATCGGTCGGTTGATCGATCACGGCGTCCTCCCAAAGTAGACGACGCGGCCGACGACGCGCAGTTGATCGACGGATTCGGCGCCGAAGGTCTCGACCGGATAGCCCTCGTCGGCATTGTCCGAGACGAGTTCGAGACGACCGTCGAGGCGCCATCTGGCGCGTTTGACCAGGAGCCGGTCTGAGACGTTGAAGACGTAGATGCAGCCGTGCTCGACTTCGCGCTGGCTGTGATCGACGACGAGAAGCGCGCCGTCCGGGATCGTCGGCTTCATCGAGGTTCCACGCGCCCAGATGACCGAGCAGTGATCCGGTCTTGCGCCCTGGTTGGCGAGGAAACGGCGGGTGAAGGC